AGCTGAAATAATATCTTACCTTGTTTCTCTACGAACTGAAATAACACTAGAGTATTGCCGTCTTGTGCCATAGTAAGATTCTTAATTAAATTGTTACGCTTAGGGTTAGTTACTATCCAATCTATTTCTTCTTGGTATGTCATACCCTTGTTAGCTTTCCTTACTTCGTCTGTATAGTTAAGCATACAGCATACAATTTTTAAGTTTGCTAATTGTTTATCGTCCATTAGCTTTTTAGTAGTTGTAACCTTGTGTACTTGTCCGAAGGTTCCTTCTAGTACTAGTCTGTGTGTCTTAGTGCCATCTAGAGTACCCGTAGTACCTATTCTAAAAGGTGTGTTAACACACTTGTTCATAAGAGTTGTAAGCGATTTAGCTTTAAATAGATGTGCTTCGTCTCCGTAGAACACATCAAACTCTGCGAACCAACTCTTAGGATACTTGTATATAGACTGCCATGTACTAATAGTTATTGACGCTTCGTTGTGTTTTTCTTTACCACCATATATTTTGTGGCAGTTCTCTTGTACCTTCCAGCCATTAGCTGATGAATAGTCTGCAAAGTCTCCGTACATTTGTTCTACCAATGATGTAGTAGGTACAATTATTAACTGCTTCCTACCTTTCAGTTGGTGATAGCGTATAAGAGAATAAATAATGAGAGACTTGCCACTAGCGGTGGGTGAGAGAAGAAGTGTCCTACCTTCTTTAATAGAATGCTTGACTGCATCTTGCTGATAATCTCTAATTTGTATATCTTTACCATTGGATTGTAACCTCAGTTCTTCTGTAAATCGTTTAACGTCTATTTCCTCACCAACACTAGGTACGTCTACTTCTAATTCATACTCTAACGTCTGAGCAAACTCTTCTAGGTAAGGAAGTAAACCAACATATAATTCTTTGGTGTACATACTGTACAGTCTAGCCTTACCGTCCCACATTTTGTTTCTATATAGTGGCATAAACTTAGCACCTGGTACATCGAATGTAAAGAAATCACATATCTCTTGATCCGTGCTTAAGTCTGTATCTATTCTAAGATAAACTTCGTCCTTTTTAGTTATCCTTATCAACTTTTTTTGCTCCTAGATACCGGCCAAATATTTTCCACTATAAGAGACCATTGCTAAACTTAGTCCATTCAATAGCGTTTTTTATATCAAAAGATCTACTATTAATCGACTTCATAACACTCTCACATAGGGTAAAACAGGTGTTTACATACTCCAATTTGTCGGTTAATCTGATGATGTCATCGTCTGTGTCTAAGAACTCGTTCATCTGATTGTTAAGAGGTGCATTGCCTAAGTACTGTTCCCAGCCTAAATCGTTTAATTCTTTTTGGTCCAGTTCTCCACGGTAAAACTTCCATTTCAACCGTCTCATCTTCTGCATATCACTCTGTGCCTTTCTACATTGTAATCTATATGTAGTTAACAGGTTGAGGTACTTGGAATGGAGTTCTGGAATTCGGGTGGACTCTTGACCCAGGTTAAGTTCATCAACCTTACAGTCTATCTGCCACATGTTTTGTAGTTCTTCTAGAGTTATCATAATATATGTATTATACGACCTTAACTAGTAATAGTCAAGATGTAATTGTACCTTTTGGTTAAACTGTTGTGTTAATGATGTAGTCTTTGTACCGAAACATTGCTACACCAACCATGTAGTCTGTTTGGCCTGAGGATATTTCAAAATCCAACCCTTGTAAACTAACCGGGAAGGCATCTCTAAATTTAAATTCTGTTTGAACATTGTTGTTCGAGTCTAATAGAAACAATGATGCGTCTGAAAATTGTCCTAGTGATGCTTGTTTTGTTTGATCTATATCAGGGAATCTGTAGTCCTGAGTTTTGCCATAAGCTGCGTATTGTTTATGATTTTCTGGGAAGCCTAAACCAACCATCCAATCATATAGTTCTTGGTAGTTTTTCATATCCTCTTGTATGAGGAACCTTATCATTAGCGTACCAAACTCTAATTTGTCGCCTGGGTGTTGTATGTCTACTAAAGGTGTTGGTTGTACTGCTGGTGGCAAGTTAAGTTCTGGTATGTTAGCTGCTTGGCAGAAATAACTTACATTAGGTATGTTATGTATCTGAAACTTAAACGCATTAGGGCGTAAGTAATCTAGTTCATTGGGGTTGTTGTTACTCCAACCTGCATCTGTAACTGTTGTTATATTAGTTGTTGTCATGCCTTGTCCTTTTTAAAATCCTACTGATACACCACAACCACATGAGGATTGCTCTTGTGGATTGATGAATTCAAACCCTTCGTTAAGTCCTTCGACTTTCCAGGATATAACTGTGCCATCTAAGTACATCTCAGACAATGGGCATAGCCATAGTGTAAACTTTCCGAAATCAATTGGTATATCTTCAGCTTCGCCGTTGTCTGCATAGTTAAACTCATATGAGAAACCTGCACACCCTCCGCCTAGTAAAGAAAACCTTACACCCTTAGCGCCTTTCTTCTCGACCTTATTAATTACTTCTTGTAAAGCCGTATCTGTAAAATCTATCCCCGTAGGTCTAGAAGTGGCGATCATTTGTGGGTTATATTGTTCCGCTTGACTCAATGTCCTGGTCTCCGTTTTGTTTTTCTGGGATCACATAATTAAGACCGCCGTCATCAATGTCAGGGCCTCCGTTATGTTGTCTTCGTGCTTTCTTTTCGTCCCAATGTGTTAATGCTTTTTTAATACTATCTTCTGCTAATACAGAACAATGTAATTTAATAGGCGGTAACTCTAGTGCGTCTGCTATGTCTTTATCTTTAATAAGCAGAGCTTCCGCCATTGTTAATCCCTTTAACATTTCAACAAACATTGTAGAACTAGCAATAGCTGAACCACAACCGTAAGTTTTGAATTTAACATCTTCTATAATGTCTGTATCGGGATTTACCTTTAGATCTAGTTTCATAACGTCACCACATGCTGGTGCTCCAGCCATACCTGTAGCTACATTTGGGTCTTTAGGATCGAACCTACCTACGCCATGTGCTTTTGGGTTATCTAAAACATCTTGAAATCTCTTTACTACTTTATCTGAATATGCCATATATTGTGCCTCTGTATTGTTATTTATAATACTTTCTTGTTAACCATAAGTCAAATAGGACAATACCAGAACTTATAAATAGTTGTGTACCATTAAGGTACGTCATTACACACACACAGGAGAATAAGATGACAAATAAATCAGGGTTCGAGATCCGAGCCGAATTGCTTAGTCAAGCACAAAGTATAGTAGAACAAAACCGTAATATGTCTGTAGACAGATATCATAATGATGTTCAAAGAGCACAGGATGCAAAGGATATTCCTTATCCTGAGTTCCCTATACTAAAACCATTGACAGCCGAAGAGGTTATTAATGTAGCTGCTAAACTCAACGAGTTTGTAACAGCACAATAGGCAAAGAGGGCTACGAAAGTAGCCCTTTTTTATATCTAATCCTTTGGTAAGTCGGGTATGTCTTCACGATAATCTGTGTAGTAATCCCAACATAACTTCCTACTTTCAAACTCTTCACTCTGTACTGCTGCCTTACAATAGGCATTAATTTCTACATTCCCTGGTTCAAATATAAACAGGGTCAAAAGAAAAGCTGTTACTAATACTATATCCATTATACTTCCTTATTTGTTCGAGTCAAAAAAACGGGCTACTCGAAAGTAGCCCATTTAATTCTATTCCTAGAAACCTAAATTACATTAAGTTTGTGACTTTAACACTTCTGTAATACTGGTTACGGTCAGCTGTGAATGTATCACCGTCTGTTGTACCGTCACTCTGCATTACGAATGGGTTAGCTATCATTCCGTATCGAGTTTTAAATCCGATTTTTGGTTGGAATGTAGCAGGGTCAATTGCTCTTACCATCTGTAATGGAACGTAAGGGCAGTAGAAAAGACCTGCGTCATAAGGGCTTGTGCCTTTATAACCAGCAACATAGAACTGACTAGCAGATCCAGTGTTAGCTGAGTAAGGGTCGATATATACTTTATAACGTCCGTTAAGGATACCTGCGAAGGTATTACCTGTGTCATCTACATTTAAGTTAGTTGACAACGCTGGAGCGTAATCCAAGATACCAGCCATTGCTAGAGCACTTGCTACATCTGATGAACAGATGATAAAGTTACCCTTGCCACGTCTTGTGTCTTGTGCAATTACGTTTGCGTCACGTTCGATATTGAATAAAAGACCTTTAAATCTTTCTACGGACCATCTTCCGTTACTGTCGACATCTAAGTCGAATGTTCCGGCAGTAGCTGTGCTGGCAGAACCAGTTTTTGCTACTTTGTAGATAGTTCTAATAACTTCACGATTAATTTCTGCAAGAATTTCTTGAGAAAGAATATTAGAAAGTTCAGATTCTGCATCTAGACCATGAACAGCTTTCAAATCTTGAGCTAGCTCTACGGTGTACTGAGCTTTTAACGCTCTGGACTTAGCCGTAACAG